TACTGTCGTAGCGTCAAATTGCTCAGCAAACGAGCAAGCAATGCTTAAAAGCATCATATTCCTAAAAGGTACGTAGTTTACTGTTTGTGGGTCACCCATGACGTCTTTCGCTTTAGCAACGTCAATCTCACGATTGAGCAAGGCTGAATTCTTAATCAAGTCAAAAAACGGAAGCTTAACTACTGTGTTAAAACACACATTTTTTTCGTCATCTCCCTCTCGAATCACGTTAATTTGATAGTCAGCGCACTCAAGCTCTTTCCTGTGTCTCTGACCGTAGTCAAACGAAATTGCGTAGACGTTATCAAAATTAGATGCAGCGTGATGTAGTAACACTGTACTATCCATCCCACCGGAAACCGGTACAATAACTCCAGTTTTTACGTTATTCTCCTTGTTCATCAGAAATCGCTTCAAGCTCGTCTTCAACAGTAGGGCTACCGTTGTACTTGTAATCTTCTGCTAGCTTCTTGTCAAGTTCGGGGATGATAAAGTCTTCAAAGAATGATGCATCTTTAACAAAATTCTTAGCATAACCGAGTTTATCACCCTTTTTATACTTACCACTATCTACACCGACGAGATATGTGGATCCAGTCTGCTCAACAATACCACGTGCTGCTGCCATCTGTAACAACCCACTGTACTTGTTAAGTCCTGACTTAAAGGAGAGGTACATTTCTGCCTCTAAAAACGGTGGTACAAAGCGATTTTTAACAGTTAGTGCACGAAGTGTGACGCCTGAATATTTGTTGGCTTCTGCAAGCTTATCAGTCTTTAGAGCACCTGAATCACCCTCTCCCTCCTTCTCATTACGCTTGGCAAGCTGTACCAAGATACTAGCCATATATACAGGCCCTGACCCACCAGACTGTGTTTTTACAAGTGTTGGAAACATAGCACCGGGATCAGAGTAAGTATGGTTAGTGAACATGATCGTTACACCGGCCTTACCTGCTTTATAGGTAAGCGTACGAAGCATCGACTTAAGCGACTTAGCACGGGTACCCATATCCATAGCTGATTTATCCTTAGCAATATCATCAATTTCCTTCTGTGATGAAAGGTTGCCAAGACTGTCAATACTGATAATAAACTTACCTTGCTGATTGCTTTCAATAACACTATCAAGGAATCCAGAGATCTGATTACGGCATTGATCAACTGTATAAACTGGTACATATTTCGTCTTACTAGCATCGAGACCTACTCCCTTCGTCGAACTCTCATCAATAGCAAACTCTGTATCGAAGATGACAGGAATAACGCCTTGCTTCTGAGCGTTAGCGAGAATCTTATTCACAACAAATGTCTTACCAGTCATCGACTCACCTGAAAATCCTACAATTCTACCCTTAGGTATGCCTCCTTTACGACAGCTACCGCCAAGAATAGCATTGAGCGCGTAACACCCGGTATCATACCAGGTATCAACATTTGATAATGCATTCTCATCAAGCATCGTTGCTTCGCTATTCATTGCGTCAAGTTTCTTAAAAATATTATCAATCTCTTTACTCATATAGTACCTATTATACTATCGTATTATTTGTAATCAAGAGTATAAAATAAAAAAAAAACACCCGGCTTAAGCCGGGTGTTTAATCTGGTTTCTTTGAGAGCAGATTACGGTTTACTCATCAAAATTATTTGGTTTTTTATTCTTCGTCGAACAGGCGTACTACAGCGGGTTCGGTAGTCGGTGTAACTACAGGGGCTGTAAAGAGCTTGCTATACTGATCAACGAGGCGAGGATCGTTATCGACATCGACACCAACGACGACGTTAGCATAATGGTACTTCCAGGTCGTGCCGTTTTCCTTTGACTTATCACCGACGAATTCGCGGAAATAAAGAGGAATAGTCTGAACGTTAAGCTGACCCTGTTGAGTTGGCTGGACGTGAATAATAGCGGGGTTCTTTACAAGAAAGGACGCACCGTTGTCTACATCACCAACAGCCTCGCCAATAATGGTGCGGCCGATGTGATCAATGAAGGTAAGGAGTTTTGTTTCGCTCATATCTCTTATATATTAAGCTATCGATTATTAAAATCAACTAATTCATACCAAGAAGATCAAAAAGATCAATTTGCGCGTCATTACCGGGCTTCTTTACTGTCCAATTAACAGCTTCGTAAAAGCGTTCAATAACTGAATAGATAATCTTTTCAAACATCTTCTCATAGTCAATCTCAAATGCTGATTGAAACTCTTTTGGATAGTAGTATTTGTAGCCAATAACAGATAATCCAAAGCTATTTGGCTTTTTGACTTCAAAGAAGCGTACCTTGTCTCCTGACGCCATCTTTTCGTATTTTCTTTCAATACCAAATCTATCAAGAAGAATATTATGGTAGTACGCAGCTTTAACATGCTTGGGCATTCCTTTTACTGTCTCGAAGCCGCTGCATCGGTTAGCGTATTTTTCATATCCTCTTACACCCATCACAAAAGCAATATCTTCAAGAGGAAGTCCCTTAAAAATCTCATACGTCTCGTTAAAGATTTTATTTGTAGCTGTGTAGTCCTTAGTAAGAAGCATAGTCTCAATAATCTTCTTTACATAGGGCTTAATGGGTGCAGGCATTGTAGTACGTACTACTTCAACGCCTGTATACTTAAACTTCTTACCAGGTATGCCCTCGACATCGAGAGTATGTAGAACATAGCGCTTTTTAGCTAAGAATAAACCTACATCTGCAATCGCTTCACGTTTGAACACTAACCGACAGTCCTTTGATCCTAAAGAATTCTTGCCCCATACAATAATCTCCTTATTTAAATGGTTTTCGATCTCCTCGACAGCCCTATAGTACTCAGGTGCAACATTACCGTCCTTGTCAAAGACAGGTATGTTTTTCGCTTTAACTAAATGCTTAATAGAAATGTAGCTAGAATCGGTATCGTTATAGATAATAGGAGAATTCTCTTGCAATTCTTAATCAGATAACCTGGTATTCGTTTTAATATAATCTGTCAAGATACGATTAGATTCCTTAATAACTGCTTGCCCTGTAAGCGTGATTGAATTTGCTAAATCGTCATCTCCGAGTGGACTGTGTTTGTTACCGAAGTATCCATATACAGTGTTCATCAAGATCTTTATCGTATGTTGACGAATATTAAGCCGATCTACTTCAACTTGAAGATCCTTGTGCTCTTGTGTCTCTTCCTTAAGAGTAAGGAGCTTCTTCTTGGCTTTTGTATGCTGTTTCTTCACTTCAACACGCTTACTGTAATAGTAATCAATTGTATCAGGAATGATACCTTTCTCTTTTTGTGTAAATAAAATCTTAGCTCTTGAAATAGCTATCTCTTCCTGCTTAACAAACGAAGCAAACTTATCATGATTGAGTGTAAAAGTTTGTCCATTGACATGTTTGATTGTTATATCTTTATCTGTACTGTTAATAATCTTCCCGACTTTTGTCTCGGGTGAGAGATTTAACGTGATCATCGTGTTTGGATACAAGCTATTTGCGTCAAGAGATACTATATGCTCTTGGAATCCTTTCCGAGGATCAGCGACATAAGCGCCTTCGTTCTTTGTACCTTCTTTGACATCCTTTACAAACGTAGGGATACGCTTATCTTTTAACCGAGCTCGTATGGAGCAAAGCCCGGTAATAACTGATAGTGATCCTAGAGCGCCTTCAAACGTCGTGAGACCGGCGTACGCAATCATCCTCAATAACTGTATATACTGAAGTTTCTGCTCTAATCTCACTAGAAGATTGACGTCCTGAATATTATAGTCAACAAATGTATCCCAATCACCATCTGCTAATTCTGTAAGATTTTGATCACCGTAATCGATTTTTCTCTCTTGTAATTCAATTTCACCAATTGCATCTAATTTATAAGACTCGCGTAATGTCTGACAAAAGCGCTTATAGATATCGAGATAATCTACACAAGAAAGCCCTTCAATGTGCCATTTGACTTGCTCTCTACCATACTTTCCCATAAACGTTCTTGAACGTAATGAACCTGCAGGAGAAAGTCTTTGCATAGCCTCTTCGCCAAGAACCTTTCTTACCCTATTAATAACATACGGTACGTCAAAGAACTCTGAGTTCCATCCTGAAAGAATATCTGGATAATCTTTGCTAAAGAAATCTACAAACTTACGTAGTAATTCCTCTTCAGTCTTACATGCTATATAAACAACATCAGATGATTTAGCTGCATAAGGCTTAAGTCCCCAGGAATAAAATTTCTTCGTAATTGTATCATAAATGGTAATAATATTAATGGGATGATCGGGATCCTGGGGGTTCGGAAACGATGTGTCTATAGAATAAGATGATGAAAAATAATCTATCCATGTACCGGTTTTTTCATCCCACACCTCGTAGTCTTGTTCCCATAATTTATTATTACGGAAGTGCCCTAATGTTACTTCTTGCTCAGACATCTATTTCTTAATTTTGTATATCTTGTCCATACCTTTGGTGATACTGTGTTTAAGTATAATAAAAACTCATCCTCCGTCATATTCGCAAATCTTTCACCCATTATATTTTGTTGGTTGGTTTTCTTCCCTCTTTTAGAGAGAGATATCTTTCTACCTCTCATAATATGATCCACTTTCTCACTATGCAAGGATTTTTGTAATCTGTCTTTCTTTTCCTTATCCGTGAGGCTTAATATACGCTTTATAGCTTTTTCGCTTAGCCGTTTACGTACTTCTTCTGTAAAGCCTGATTTTGTTACACTTCTGTCCCAGTGATTATAAAGATATTGGTGGTATTTATTTTTTACCTTTTTACCGCAACCGCACTTACACAGCGGTAGCAGCTGCTCTCTAAGCTGTCTTGTAATTATACCTTTCTTCCTAAGAGCTAGGGCAACCTTATCCCTACACTCCTTACTCTTCATATGATGATTTTCAGAAAAATACTTTCTCGCAACATCATATTGATGCGATGTAAATTGGCGTTTATGTGTATTAAGCGTACACATTCTGTTAAAAGCAGAGGATAATTTAGCTCGAACTGATATGTTGCTATCGTTATATACCTTACACAGCAAGTAATGAGCTATATAGTGTTCACGGGCTGTAAGAAGTGTTAGGCTAGCAAATGAATTGTCTCCACCAAGGCATTTTGGTAGAATGTGGTGTTTTTCGAGATATATATTACTATTTTTGGTTCTAGTTTGCCCGCGGAGACATAATCTTTGATATATTAACTTATAATCCATTAAATTATTTATACGTCTCTATATCAAGAAATTGTTTTTTTGCGAATTTTAATTTTTTTACTATCCTTTACATTATGACAGTCGGTCTCGATATCAATGAAGTGTACCTTCAGCTGATGCTTAGTAAACTCTGGTTTCTCGTTTTCCTGCCAATATGTATCAATTAAGAACTGTTGATAGACGTTAAAGTTTTCAAAGACTCTTGTTACTTTATTATCCTTAAGATACCGCGAACGATCGTATTGATTCCTAAATCTCTTCTTCTTTAACTTAGTATTAAAGATACTCATAGCATCCGGAGCGTTATTTGTCTCCAGATAGATATACGGCTCGTACGTCGAAGGAACAGTTATTCGCTTACCCCTTTCATCCCAAGTATGAAGATAAATTGTCTGTTCTTGCGGTGAGTATGAAACGTTCCTGTACACTCCTATAGTATATCACCACCAGCTATCTCAATCAAGCTATAATACCGTTAATAGCATTGAGTAGCTTTCTGTCCTTATGCCCGTAAGGAAGTGTATGTAACTCAACATATTTGTTAATATTATCTTCGTTCTCTAACCAGCGATCATCTGCCATCTTGCGCATTTTAGCAGAAATATTCATATACCTGCCTTTCTTTGAAAGAACGTCATCGATCATATCAATCATCTCTTCGCCTGTATCAAACTTATACGGTGCATTTTCATACGTTACAAGATTCTGACAAGCAATCGGAAGCCCGTAACAGCACGCTTCAACAAGCTTAAGATCGGACTTTGCCTTGTTAAAGGTATTATCCTGAAGAGGTGCAACCATCAT